TGGAGGTCCCTATGAAGTATCGATCGCACGTGAGCAAGCATGGTGCTGCTCAGAAGTTTCGGCACCAGATTTCGCGGACTAAGGTCGCGAATGTTCGTGGTATGCCGATGCGTGGTGGTATTCGGCTGTGATTAAGGTGCCTGTTGAGGTGCTCAAGCTTGTATGGGCGTGGGCGTCTCGGCGGGTGGCTGGATGGCTTTCGCGTCGTGAGTCGCGCGAGGTCAAGTAATGGCCTGCTTCCGCCCTATCGAGGCGTTCCAGCCCCTCGATGGGGGTCCCCTCCAGTTCAGAGAGGTCCGGAATTCCCGGCCTCTGAAAATCCCGTGTGGTCAGTGTGTGGGCTGTCGTCTGGAGCGGTCCCGGCAGTGGGCCGTCCGTTGTATGCACGAAGCGCAAATGCATTCCGCTAGTTGCTTCGTTACGTTGACTTATCGGGATGAGGATTTGCCGGTTAATAATAGTTTGGACTATCGGCATTTCCAGTTGTTTATGAAGCGCCTGCGGCGCGCAATCCGCACGCCTGTGCGGTTTTATATGTGCGGTGAGTACGGTGAGCAAGGCTCCCGGCCGCACTTTCACGCCTGTTTATTCGGCGTGGATTTTGAGGATAAGATTCTTTTCAAGGAATTGTCCTCAGGTTTTAATTTGTATACGTCGCCTCGTCTTGACGCTCTATGGCCTCATGGCTTTGCGTCTATTGGCGATGTTACGTTTGAGTCCGCTGCCTATGTGGCGCGGTATGTTATGAAGAAGGTCACAGGGAATCGCGCGGCAGCGCATTACTCTCGTCTTGATTCCCTCACTGGCGAACTGATTTCTCTTACTCCGGAGTTTACGCGTATGTCGCTTAAGCCCGGTATTGGTGCTAATTGGATTCGGAGGTTTCGCAACGATGTTTACACGACTGATGCAGTTATTGTTCGTGGTGTTGCTTGTAAGCCTCCTCGCTATTATGACCGTTTTCTGGAGTCTGTTGACCCGTTCGCTTTTGAATATTTGGGCTATCTAAGGTCTTTGAAGGCTTCGGCGGGCGTCGAGGATACGACGCCGGAGAGGTTGGCAGCCCGCGAAAAGGTTGCGGCTGCTCGTTTGGTGTTTAAGAAGAGGACGTTATCATGAAGTATAAGATTGTGTGTGTGCGTGATAGGGCTGCGGATGTTTTCGGCCAGCCTAATTTCGTTAATCAGATCGGTGCTGCGGTCCGTTCGTTTGCGGATCAGATCAACGGTGAGAAGCGTCCGGATAATCCGTTCGCGATGCATCCTGAGGATTTCGACCTGTACGAGGTCGGCACTTATGATGATGAAACGGCGGTGTTTGATACGTTTACGCCTAAGCAGCTTGTGGTCGGTAAGGATCTGGTGCGGTAGTCCCCCTACCGCACACTTCGGGGGCTTCGGCCCCCTTTTTTTGGAGGTTTTATATGTTTCGCAATCGTTCCGTCGATGTGCATCAGTTTGCTATGGTGCCTCGCGCGGATATTCCGCGCTCGTCGTTCCGTATGCAGCATACGCATAAGACGACGTTTGATGCCGGTTACATTGTGCCGGTGTATGTTGATGAGGTGCTTCCGGGCGATACCTTCGCCCTTAAGATGACGGCGTTTGCTCGTATGGCGACGCCTATTTTTCCGGTGATGGATAACCTGTATCTTGATTCTTTCTTTTTCTTTGTGCCCAATCGGCTAATTTGGGAGAATTGGCAGAAGTTCATGGGCGAGCAGGTTAATCCCGGTGATTCTATTTCTTACACGGTGCCTATCGTCACGGCTCCTGCGGGCGGTTACACGCCTACGACGATTTACGACTATTTTGGCTTGCCGTGTGTCGGTCAGGTGGCTGGCGGGAATACGTATACGCATAGTGCGTTGCCGTTGCGCGCTTATAATCTGATTTGGAACGAGTGGTTCCGGGATCAGAATCTTCAGAATTCTGTGACGGTGCAGAAAGATAACGGCCCGGATACGACTGGACAGTATAATCTACTTCGTCGCGGCAAGCGGCATGATTACTTTACTTCGTGTCTCCCGTTTGTTCAAAAGGGTACGTCGGTGTCCCTCCCGCTGGGGACTAGTGCTCCGGTTAAGTCGGATAACACAGCGCCGACTTGGACCCGTGGCGCTGTGGCTAATTCTACTATCGGTGGCGTTGCTGGCGGTGCAACTGTCATTCTTAGCCAGAATACACTGGTTAGCGGCTCGCTAGTTTTTGGCAATAATTCGGGTCTCTATGCTGATCTGTCGACCGCGACGGCGGCGACGATTAATCAGCTGCGACAGAGTTTCCAGATTCAGCGGCTGTTGGAGCGGGATGCGCGCGGTGGTACGCGCTACACTGAGATTGTTCGTAGTCACTTCGGCGTTATCTCTCCGGATGCGCGGCTGCAGAGGCCGGAGTATCTTGGCGGCGGTTCCACGCCTGTTAACATTAACCCGATTGCTCAGACGTCGGGTACTGGTCAGACAGGGCAGACGACTCCGCTAGGTAATCTTGCGGCGTTTAGCACGACGCTCGCGCGGGATCATGGCTTTACGCAGTCGTTTACGGAACACGGTTACGTGCTTGGTCTTGTGGCGGTGCGCGCCGATCTGACGTATCAGCAGGGTTTGCGCAAGCTGTGGTCGCGCTCTACTAGGTATGATTTCTATTTCCCGGCGTTTGCGATGCTTGGTGAGCAGCCGGTTCTTAATAAGGAGATTTATCTTGACGGCTCGGCTAACGATGCGTTGGTGTTCGGTTATCAGGAGCGGTGGGCGGAGTACCGTTATCATCCCTCGCGCATTAGTGGCCTTTTCCGTTCCACGAGTGCTGGCACGGTTGATAATTGGCATCTTGCTCAGAAGTTCACGAGTCTTCCCACGCTTAATGCAACGTTCATTCAGGACACTCCCCCACTCTCGCGTGTGCTGGCTGTCGGTGCGTCTGCCAATGGGCAGCAGTTTTTGTTTGATTCGTTCTTTGATGTGAAGGCGGGCCGCCCGATGCCGATGTACTCGGTTCCGGGTCTTGTGGATCACTTCTGATGACGAACGATCAGGCGTGGTTGTTGTGCTACGTCGGCATTGTTGGCTGGGGTTTGCACCCTGGATACGCGAAGGAGGGAGCGAGGCTCCCTCCGACTTTTGAAGAGTGTGCGCGTATGGCCGACGTTATGATGGCTCATTATTCTAAGAGGTATCCTTATGGGTTGGATCGCAGCGCTTGTCGGTGCGGCGGGGTCCCTGATAGGGGGCTCGGCAGCGAACTCGGCTAACGCGAATCTTAATCGGGAGAATCGTGATTGGCAGGAGAGAATGTCAAATACGGCGATGCAGCGCCGTGTGGAGGATTTGAAAGCGTCGGGACTGAATCCGATGTTGGCTTATACGCAGGGTGGCGCTTCTACTCCGAATACGCAGCCCGCCGAGATGAAGGATGTTGGCACTCCGGCAGTGCAGAGTGCGTTGGCGGCGAGGCTGCAAGGTGCGGCGATTGAAAAGACGAAGGCGGAAGCCGCTAATCAGAATGCTCAGTCTCGTGTGGCGGAGCAACAGGCGAAGTTGGTGGAAGCGGAAGCTAATTCTGCGAGTGCGCGGGCGGCGGCGCAGGTCGAACGTGATGTGTCGTCGGCTGCGCAGAGTCGGCAGTCCGTGGAGAAGATGATTGAAGAGTTGAAGCTGATTCCAGAGCAAGTTAAGGAGGTTATTGCGAAGACGCGCGGGCAGGAAATTGGTAATGAGACATTTGCCGCGCTTCGTGATGCTCAGATTAGGGCGATTCAGCTGGAGAATGAGTTGCGTCGTTTGCGTGTCCCGCAGGAACAGTTGAAGGCAACGACGGCCGGATTGGCGTCGAAAGGTTTGGATACGGTCGCGGGTACGTCTACGCGTGATTTGATTTCTCAGAAGATTGGTGATTTTATTGATTGGGTTAAGTCCGGTGATAACCGGTCGTTTAGTGATCAGGCGAAGGATATTAAGTTTAAGCAGCGTCGGAAAGACGCTAATAGGAGTGGATCATGGTGAGTAAGGCTCCCTTTGTGCGTAGTCCGTACAATTATGATACGGATGAGGTTTCGGACGAAACCGGTTTGTTTTGTGATGACCCCTCGCTTGCGCAGCAGCATCAGGCGGAAGAGGCAGATATTAATACGATTGTCAGGCGGTTTGGTTTGACGGGACAGCTTCCCGTGATTCCGATGCCGCCGCTTAATGCGGATTTTGATTCGGTGTTTGACTTCCATACGGCGCAGAATGCCATTGTCAAGGCTCGCGAGTCGTTTATGATGCTTCCGGCGGATATCCGGAATAAGTTTGCGAACGATCCGCGAAACTTTGTGGATTTTGTTGACAAGGCTGTTGAAGACGGTAATATCGAGGAACTCCGCAAGATGGGTCTTGCGGTTCCTGAGGAGAAGGATGATGGACGCATTGATTCGGCTTCTGGAGGCGCGGGAGCGCCGTCAGGTGGCGGCGCTGGAGGAGACCCGGGCGCAGCTGGAGCAGGCTCGTAAGGCCGTGGCGGCCAAGCCTGTGAAGGCGTGAGCACAGTTCGTTACTTGATGTAACTGTGCTAGGTGACACCTCCCGGCTTTCCGGGGGGTGTCTTTTTACGGTCAAGGTGGTAGCTTGGCCGTGGGTGGTCCTGGAGGTCCCTATGAAGTATCGATCGCACGTGAGCAAGCATGGTGCTGCTCAGAAGTTTCGGCACCAGATTTCGCGGACTAAGGTCGCGAATGTTCGTGGTATGCCGATGCGTGGTGGTAT